CGTGGGCCACGCGCCTCCAGGTATTCGCCGCGATGCAGATGTAGAGATAGTTCGCGTCCCAGCAGATCTCCCCTGCTGTACCAGCCGCACCGCTCGTCGCAGGGGTTTTCGCGTTTGCGATTCGCAAACGGTCGCCGCTAATGATGCCGACGCTCGTCGCAGTCCCGTGTAGTTTCGTCTGCGTGGTCGATGACGTTCCTAGTACCGTCGTGTTTGCGCCGTCGCCGATGGCATCAGCACCGATTACGATGCTGTTGCTGTCGCTGTTGTCTTTGCCTCGGCACCGCGAGCCGAGGTAGGTGCTCGACGCGGCACCTGTCAGGGCGGTGCTGCCGTTGGCGTGGTAGCGACCAGCCTCGAAACCGATGCAAACGTTGTAAGAAACCGCCGCCAGGTTCAGTCCTGCGAATCCACCGATACCAACATTCAGACCGCCCGTAGCGCTAAACAACGCCTCTGTGCCGATTCCCACGTTGTGATTGCTTGTGCTGGTCGAATAGACCGCTCGGGAGCCGATGGCCATATTGCTCGAACCACTCGTCAAAGCGCCCAAACTGTCCTTACCGATGCCCACGTTCAGTTGGCCGCTCGTAGCAAAGTAGCCGACCTGATAGCCGAGCAGCAGATTGCCGTTGGAACTGGAGTTGAGAACGCGCCCAGCGTCAACGCCGAGCACCACGTTGTGAACCACGCCCGAGTTTCCGCGACCACATCGGATGCCGTTCACGAATACGTCATTTGCAATGCCTGCCCCGCCCGCGACGATGAGCGCGCCCGTCGTGCTTGAAGTGCTGGCCGTCGTGCTTGTCCCGGTGATCGTCGTAAACCGCCCGGTAGCCGCCGTGGTCGCCCCTACGGTCGCCCCGTTGATCGTGCCGCCCGTGATCGCGACCGACGAAGCAGCTTGCGTGGCGATCGTCCCGAGCCCGAGCGTCGTGCGCTGGGCCGTCGCGTCGGCATCGTCGAGGATCGCCCGTCCCGCCGCCGTGCAGGTGATCTCCTCGATGTCGCCTGCCCCAGCCGTCGAGCGACCGAGCAACCGATCCGTCGCGCTCACGTTCTGGATCTTCGCGTAGGTCACCGCGTCGTTGTCGATCGTCCAGGTCTGGCCTTTCGCCGACACCGTGATGTCGCCCTTGTCACCGTCCGCCATCGGTTGAAACTGCGCGATGCCGTAGGTCGTGCCGTCGTAGGTCTCGATGAAAAGCCGACCGTCGTAGTAGTTGACAGCCAACTCGCCCGTGACGAGTTCGCCTGTAGTCGGGATCTCGCCCGTGTCGCCGCTCCGCTTGTGTCGAATGATGTCAGGCATTACTAAGCACCGTACTCGCCGCCGTCGAGTTCCTGAACAAGTCCAGCAGGACACGAGCCAAAAATACGATTCGGCGCGACAAACTCGTGCGACACCTTGCCGTCAGCCGCGCGACGCATAATCATCTCGACAGGCGTTCCAGTCGGCACGGGGCCGATGTAGAATCCCTCTGCATCGTCTAGTTCTAGCGAGGTGACGGCAAAACCGTAAGCAGTCGTGCTCGTGTTCCCGAGTTCGAGAATGTTCACGGCCCAGTCAGTGCCGGCTGTCGTTCCCGACCGTCCCTGCGTGACAGACGAAACGCCCACGCCAGTAGTGTCCGTGCGTCGCTTCTCTGTCCATGAGTATTTCCAAATGGCTATACCTGCCGCGTTGATTGTCGAGCCCTCGATCACGGCCCAGAAGCGATAGGTGCGCGGCTCTTCGCCGCGACCGTCACCCGTCTTGACCGCTTCGACGGTCTGGTAGAGTTCTTTCCACGTCTCCGGCGTAAGCGCGCCGAGACCTCGTGTGATGCCCGGTTTCATAAGTCAGTATCCTGGAAGCGTCGCGAAGTTGCCCGTGCCTGGGAACGGCTGCTTCCAGAAGACCGGGAACGCCTTCCCCGCATAACTGCCTACTCCTTCGCGCTTGGGCTCTTGGTCAGAGTCACGCGCCGGGACTTGCCGCAGATGCGCCGAGTCGTCCCAAGTGAAAACATAGGTGACATCGTAAAGATCAGGCCCGACTCGGCTCTGACGGAAACCGTGGAAGAGAACATAGCCTGCAACTGCACCCAAGAAGGTGGAACTGTTGCGCTTGCCGATGAGATTGAGAATCGTGGTCTTATTGATGGAGCCTGACGAAAGACGCACTGTGAAGGTCATCTCTTGCTTGCGCTTCATCGCGGAGACTGGCACGCCGGCCGCGTCGATCGCAGTGCCAGCAATGTCGGTTTCGGCTGGCGCGTCTAGGTTGGCCGCTATCGTCGCGCCAGTTCGCCACGCATCGATGAACTCGACCACGACGCTCGCCTCGTGCTTTGAAGTCAACTCTGAGGGATCAGATCCGCCGCTGCTCGTAGTTGTGCTCGATGATTCGACCGCGTTCGAGTAGAAGGCAGTGGCCTCCCACGTCGCGCCAGCAGAGCCCTCGATCGGCGCGTAGTTCAGCGAGCGCAGCGTCGCGTTCGGTACGTTCGCCGAACCGCTGTACGCCGAGCCAAGCGTGTACGAGCTCAACTGCGACGCGCATCCGGCAGCAGTAGCCGGCGACACCGCCGTGATGACGAGCCGCACGGTTGCGGTGCTCGCGTCGGTCTGTCGATTCTCTTCTACGCTCTGGGTGATTACGGCCATCGCGTGCTCCTCAATACGGCGCTTGCTGCTGCGCCTGCGCCTTTGCGATCTGGTCGTTCAGTTTGCGGAGTTCCGCAGTCTGCGCGCTCGTGTTGTCTGCGATGCGCTTCTGAATATCGACGGCATCCGTGAGGCCGGGGATCTTGAACTGGCCTATCGCAGTATCGAGCGTCTCGGTGCTCTGCATCCGCTTCTGCTCATCGTCGATCGCCTTCGCTCGCGCCGACTCCGTCGCCTGTGCGATCGATTCCTGCACCCGCTTGCGCTCGTCTTCGAGCCGTTGAATCTCCTCGGTCGCCTTGCGCCTATTCTCGTTCGCCTCGGTGAGCCGCTCGACTTCCTTCCGCTGCTCCATCAGGTAATCGATCATCTCCTGCTCGACCCCGGCAGACTCAAGCCGACGCTGATAGAGACGCTCCTGTAGAGCCTCCTCCCCCTCCCGCAGCCTAAATAGTTCGTCCTCGATGGAGAGTTCTTCGGCCATGAACGCATTCATCGCCGCATCGCGCGCCAGCCGGCGCTCCTCGATGGCTTCCTGCTCGGCCTTCTTTGCGGCGATCTTGTCTTCGAGATCAAACGACTGTTGTAGAAGGAGCAGCTGATCGGATAGCGCGTCTACGTTGAGCCGAGCCTTACTAGCCGCGTCTTGTAGTTGCGCAACTTCTTGTTTTCGCTGTTCGAGGATTTGGCGATCTTTGGATCGTTCTGCGTTGTCGCCGTAGGCTTCAAAAAACTTGTTGTAACTCTCTTGTTCTCTAGCGAGTTGCTCCGTGGCGATCGCAAGACTCTTTTGCACCTCTTCGCGCTTTTGCTCGGCTGCAATGATCGCGTTTGAGGCTGCGAGTTGATCTAGGAGCCTCTGGGTCTGCTTGGCTGCCGCCTCCTCCTGCCCGGCCGGAGCAGCGAGCACGGCCTGCTGCACCGAGACCTTGCCGCTCATGCTCTCGATACCTTCGCGTGACTTGCCGAGTGCCTGGGCCATTTCGGCGACTGCCTTCGTCGCTGCCTCGGCTCGCTGCTTCACGCCGTCGAGCGTCTTCTGGAACGCCTCGGCGGCCGATGCTGCTTGATCCTCGAAGGCGCTGAAGGCCGCCACGCCGAGAGCTCCGATCGCTGCGACGATCAGCGTGATCGGCCCGCCGATGCCGACGAGGATCGTCTTGAACGTCTGGGCTACCGCGCCCATGCTCGTGAAGCCCTTGATGATTGACGGTATCCCCTTCGTGAGAATCCCCACAAAGTCCATCGCCGACGATATCGCCGAGGTCGGCACGCCGAGCGTCGATAGCAGCCTGCCCAGCGCACCGAAGCCTTGATTCAGGTCGCCTAGTTGCTTCTTCGACTTGTCCACAAACTTACCGAGCGACTGCGACGCGCTATCGAGCGCGTCCTTCTTGACCTTCATGTTGATGAAGAGATCGCCTACAGTCGCCATCAGGAGCCTCCCGAGAGTGACTTGAGCATAGCGATCATGGCCTCTGGATCGGCAGCCTTCATCGCAGGCTTCGCGATGAAGGGCATGAAGTCGGTCACCTTGGCAGGGGTGTCGCCCTTGCGGCGGTGCGCGTTCGCGTAAAGCGTCGCGAGCATGGCGAAGCCGTAGTCGGTTCGGATATGGCCGATCGGCTCTATAGCATCGAACGCCTGCCACTCGGCCAACTCGCGCGCACTCATTCGCTCCTCTAGTTCTGCGACCGTCATCCCGAGCGCGAGAGCCAGGCGGAAGATGAACCTCCGCAGCCCTCGCTCGGTCAGTTTCCCGAGAGCGACTCCACGTCCTTCGCGCCCATGCCGGAGAGCCGCTGCGCGACCTCGAAGAGCGGATCCACGACCTTTGCCGGGAGCCCTGCGACCTGCTCCACATCGGCATCGGCAAAGAGCCGTTTGCCGCTCGCGTCGCAGATGCACCGCACGAGCAGACGCGCGCGCAGGTTCACGAAGTTCATCTCACGGCTATTGCCCTTGCTGACGAAGCACGCGGCCTCGAAGGCATCGCGCTCGCCGGCAGTGAGCCCGCGCACCGAGATCGGCTCGGCTACGCCGGGAATAGAAACAGCCTCCACCGGGATGGAGGCTGCGAGGGAAAGCACGAAGTCCTTGGTAGCGGTCATGGTGTGGTGCTCCTAGATGTGCGAGGCGAGAATCAGCCTGTCCAGGTGATCGCGCCCTTGATCCGAATGGTGAGGTCAGCGGTTACAGCCGTGTCGATCCCTAGCGAAAAGTTGAGCGAAGTCACGAAGCCGTCAAACTTCATCTCGCTCCCGATGCTCGTCGAGCCGCCGAGGGTGATCTTGAAGTTGCGAAATGTCCCATTCACATACCCAGCCGGCTTGAGCACGCCGAGGAGCGCATTGTCGCTCGGAGGCAGGAACACCGACAGGCTGATCGTGCCGTTGTCGATCTGACCGATCACGGCCTTGCGAACGGTATCAGTGAGTGAAGTCACATCGATGGCCGATCCAGCGATGCCGGCCACCGAAATGTTCGTCACCTCGATCACCGAGGTATAGGCAGCCGGGCTGCTGCTGTTGGCAGTGTTCCCGATCTCGATCGTTGTCCCGTTTGCGATGTAGGCCATGTCAGTTGCTCCAGGTGATGGTGCTTGTGAGCTTGAGCGTAATCGACGAGCGCACGCCTGAATCCATCGCCGCAGCGATCGAGTGCGAGACAATCATCGCGTCGAAGGTGGCTGTGATGTATGCGCCGCTGGTGAGTCCGATGTTCATCACGACTGAAGAGGACGAAGTCGTGCCGGCAGTCGGACTCAAGGTAGCGATGCCGCCGGCGTAGTTAGCGGGCGTGAAAACTTCAAGGGTCAGCGTGCCGCCGTCCTCGATGCCAGTCGTGAATGACTTGGTCGCCGAGTCGATCGTGCTAACATCGATTTCGGCGACGCTACTACCGCCGACAGAAATGTCGATGAGTTCAGACACGGCCGAGCCGCCGATAGTTACTGTCGATCCATATGAAGAAAGTGCCATTGTTTGCTCCGGATTAGTTCGTGTGGAAGCAGGATACCTCTACCGTCGAGATAAAGCACCCGTAGGTCGCACCGTCGGTAGGCGGGAGATAGTCCGTCGTAATCACGCTGGTACGGCCACCCGAGACCGTCAACTTGAGCGTAGCCCCGTCGTACCACGAGCCTGACCAGTCCTGGAAAGCGTCTTGCACCTTGCGCGCGAGGTTCACCGCTTGCACCTTTGTGTCCCCGAGACAATGGATAGAGACTCGGCTCTGAACGAGCGTCGGGATCCCGGTGAGGGTCTGGAACGGGCTGGAAGCCGACAACTCGTACACGATGCACGGGCGCGCGGAACCGTCGAATCGCACCTCTGGAAAGGCGCGAGAGTTCGTGCCCTTGCCGACTAGGGTCGTGATCGCATTCGTGGAGTCGATCTTGTCCCAGACTGCCGTCTCGATGTTCCAGACAGTTTGTGCCATGGGTCACCTTCAGATCGATCGGACGCGCTTCGACTTGCCAAGATCGTCCATGAGTTCCTTGAACTGGATGATGGCCTGCTGCTGCATCTCTGGGCGCGCTCGCTTGAACGCACGCCAAAGGATGAATCGTCCAGGCACCTCGACGGGCTTCTTCAGCTTCACTTTGAAGTAGCGCGATACCGTGAATCCGCGCTCGATGAGCCGTCCGTAGAAGGTTCCGCTGCTGCCGACCGAGGCGATACGCGCACCAGCGAAGTATCGCGACTGCTTCGATCCCAGTTCTACGACATGAAGCGATTGGGCGAACTTGTTGCGCGCCGTCCCCACGGGCCACTTGTAGGGCCACCATCGGGCACCGCTGCCCTTTGGAGCATCCGGTTGTCGCTCCTCGTCCGTCTTTGTCGGCAGGTTTCGGATGGCTTGCTGAAGATAGGCGACTGACTTCTGAAGCACGCGCGTAGCGATCGCATCTGCGCTGATCGTCTTGAAGTCATTATTCATGGCCCTGAACCGCTTCACGAGTTCTTCGCCGCCTTCGAGTTTCATTGCGTCGAGGAACTCCATCACACGACCTCCGCGAGCACGGTGATTGTCTGCTGCCTCTGGTCGTATCGCTGCACGCTCGATATCGCAAGCGTCAAGCCAGCCCCGACAAGCCGCGAGGTCGGCTGTAGGTTCGTCTCGTCCTGCGCTCGGAACATGATCGAGAAGTTGCGCTCGTGCTCCATGCCGCGCTTCTCCATGACTTCGCCGGCGCTCTGGCCTTGCATATAGCCCCAGACCACGAGTCCAGCAGTGACGAATGCGACCTCTTTCGATCCAAACTCGTCGATCGACGCAGCCGATCGGGTGTAGACCGTAAACGGCGTTCGCATCAGCCCAGAGCGGACGCGCCTCATGCCATCCTCGGGACAGAATACATACGAGCGAGAGCCTCGACCCCGTGCGGAACTTCCGAGAGGCTCACCTCGGAGCCAGTCTCGCGCGCGATGTCGTACCAGTACGCGACGGCCATGAGGACGGCCTGCCGGAGCGCCTGCGGGACGTTCGCCGCCGCCGCGCCATAGCCGGCCGTGTAGCCGATCGTGACGCTCGCGAGGCCCGCGTAGAACCGCGTCGCCGGCCACGCTGAGATCGTCGAGGGGTCGATCACGATCGAGCCAGGGAGTCGCTGCGTCTCGACCGTGTAGGCCGAGACCGATAGCGTCTGCGTCGATCCGCCCGTGTCCACATAGGCGACCGACGAG